AGATTTCCTCGGCATTATCAGTCCTTTGATCGTCTATTTCATGCATTGGCATACATTTCTGCATATACCAAATCGGGATCGTCACCTTGTGCAACTAAATGCAAAGCAGTTAAAAGATTGTCACCATGAATAATCCACCAACCTAAATCGTTCATTGAGGAACCGGAGGTTGTTGTGATAAAGCTGACATTAATTCACGCAAAGTATTTTGCCCTTGTTCCGGTCCACCTTGCCCCATAGGAGCAGCAGAAGGACCAGCAGGAGGTGCCATTGCAGCCTCAGGTGATTGACCTCCCGCCATAGCAGCAGCCATCTCAGGAGGCATATTAGGCGGTGTAGGAGGCGGACCACCCAAACCCGGCATTTGTTCAGGAGCAGCAAACTGACCCTGCTCAGGAGGCGGAGCCATCTTTGCCTGTTCAGCTTTCATTTCAGCATCAGCTTTAAGAATAGCTTGCACAAGATCAGGTTCTTTACGACGGTGCTTTTCAACCTATAGCAAGATACGTTACAGGAATAGCACCCTGTGCTGCTTGATTAGCAAGACCCTGAAGTAATGCTTCCTCAATAGTTTCTTCTTCAACCCGTGCAGACTCAGCATCAGGATCATCAATATAAGGATGACGACTACGAAGCGTGTGCAAACTAATTGCTTTCATGCCGAGCAACTGACCAAGTTGAATTGTAGTTCCCTGTACGTCAGAACCCGGAATAGTATAAGCCACAACGTTATCTGAAGTCTCAATATGAACAGAAGGCGTAAACTCAACAGTGCCTTTATCACCGGGCCATCCACTAAACATTGTAAACTTTTTATCCGGCCAATACGCTTTGTACTGCTCAAACATAGTGAAGTTCACATGTTCTAACGCAACCTCCATAATCTCTTGCATTTCTTGAATACGGGGATCAACAGCAGTACCCATCATAGAATCCATGCCACGACCTGTACGTAAAGCCCCATAAGTTTCACCACCAGCCTGCGGAACAAGACCGGTGCCAATACGAACATTACGTTCAAGACGATCAATCATCATCTGGGTTGTTGGATCAGGCGTACCTGCAAGCTCACCAATATTTTTAGCATCTAAAATAATATTCATCTCACCGGTACGGCCATCTTTCCATTGCCCACCAACAAGCTGCGGAGCTTTAATCGAATCACCAATAATAAAACGATCACGGAAAATAGCTTTTTTCACCAGCAGCAATTGACAACGCCTGCAACTGCGCCATCAAATCAACCTGCCCCGTGAGATTAGCAATCTGAGAAATAATCTTATCTAACGTCACACGCCCCGGAATATACACAGGACAAATACCCGTAGGGTTAGGCCAACGATGCAACTCCATTGACTGCACCACAGCTCCAGAAGCTCCAAGCGTACGAGTCTCCCAATCCCGTGGACCAAGGATGCCAACAACAGTTACATCCTCATCAACCCACTCAACCATATCCCACATCTCTTCACCCGTAGATTTAGATGAAGCAACCCAATCACGGATCTTGCGGATAATTAGCACGCAACCAATCAACAGACTTGGAATAAACAAACGCACAATTCTTAGGCGGGGACAAATCCTCAGCAGCCTTAGGTTCCGGATAAGAACTCAACGGATCACGTAACTCAAGACGATGGCAAACAAGTATCAAAATCAGGAACAACAATCATAGAAGCCGTGGCATAACCAGCAAGATGACGCATAGCCCGACGCATATGCAACTTAGTTTTAGACTGATGATGAGTGGCACCAAGAATTTTACGGCGAATAGCCCCGTATTCTCGTGAGCGCACACCAACTTCTTTAGTAGGATCAATTGCAGGCGAGTTCATATAGGGCATAACCGAAGCTGCCCGCATACCAAGGAAATCAATTGCCTCTGCAATTAAAGCCGGAGTCGTAGGTGGTAGCACTTCGCTATCCATTTCAGACACGTAAGGCACAACCCAATCGGCGTTATAACGGCGACGGACTTCAATCATTTTTTCAAGTAGTTCGCCATTGTTCATTTGTCGATTTCGTACAATCGAAACAATGTCATCCCATGTAATCATCTTGCTCCAATCGGGACAATAAGTCCGCTATGAGTTGGTCGGTAAGGCATACCAGAAAAATTGAATTGATCCGGGCTAAAGAACTCTGAGCCTCGGCGTTCCCTCCATAAAATCCAACCAAACCATAATGCCATTAAACGGTCTTGTCGTAAACGTGCGCCTTTGATATGTGGTCGCCAACGTTTCATTTGGTCAATAAGTTCGTCAACAACGTGACGGGTGTAGGTATCTTCAGCATAAGGTAAATCGACTAAACCAAGACGGCAATCGCGTGCCATTGATGCAATGCCAATTTCTTCGTCATATTTGTTGTCGTTAGTTAAATGAGATCTAATAGCAAAACCATAACGGTCTTGCATATTAAGAAGCTGACGGTCAGAGCATAAGCCTTTCTGAAAAGCATTTGCTTCAATAACTACGTCAGTAACAGGGATTCCATCATTAGATAAACGTAAAACCATTTCTTTCTAAACGAGCAAAAACTTGCTCATAAGAAGTAAATCTTTTGATCCTCAAACAAATCTACAAGTTTTAATTTACCGTCAGAAATATTGAGACCCATAACCACATTGAACCCACCCAAAGCAGGATCAAGAGTCACAATACCCGCCCCGCCCTGTACACGATCCTGTACACGCCGAGTGGGATTAATCATAGAAACAATATGATCATCAGTAAAAGTACGGTCCCCCGCCACCAGAGGATTCTGCATATAGTTTCTAGCCCATGCAGCTTCCCCAACTTTCATACGTGTGCGTTCAAGCATTTCTATCGTGTAGCCAGCACCGGTTTCTTCGTTGTACGGCCACAATGGTTCATGTTCATTAGTTAACTCATTAAAAACAAGAGCTGGCAATTTAATAACACGCATGACTTCAGGACCAAACTGATCCATCAACACTTCATAAAAATCCTGTTCACCTACACGCGTGCCATTAATAGTTGTACGACCACGTTCACCCGGACGAGACAACCAATCCTGACGAAACACCTCAACAATCTTGGCCGTCTGATTATAATTTTTAAGTGACGTTACATCGTCAACATGGAGATGATCAGTACGAGTTCCAGCAATAGCACTACCAATACCAAGCCCAACCATAGAATAATCTCTTTCATCAAAGCCACCTTTTTTGAAAACTGAAAAAATAATCAGCTTGCCAAGGTTGCGATAACGAAGATCCTGATTGCGGTTCAAATGGCCCCCACTTTGCAACGTATTCACGGTACGGACCTGCTGGCGACATACGAGACTTAACACGTTGAAGAATCTTGCGGCTCATTGGTTGGCCTTCAGATGCAACAGTAAATCGAAAGTCGGGTGTTACCGCAAGTTTGTAGGTAGCGTAATCTTCAAAGAGCGTGGTCTTACCATGTTCCGGAGGCCACAAAATCATTGTGATATTGCCAGCAGGTGTGTGTTCGTAAGCATGAATAGCTTTTAAATGAAACCATGGAGAATCCATCCCAAAGTATTTTTTACGAAACGCAGCAAACCCATTTTCCCAACTATCATTTTTGGGTGCGTGTTCAGCATCAAGACGTAACTCGTCTACCCTGTGTGCAAAATCGGGATAGCGTTCACGCCAACGAGCATAAGTATTACGAGCAATGCCAGCAGCAGCACAGGCAATATCAATAGATCGTTCTGATTCAAACGATTCCATAAAAGCCTGCCGACGCGACAAAGCCGACCTAGAACGGTCGGCGTTAACTTTCTGGAACTTGACCTGTTCGGTCACAAATCCTTATCGCTAAGCATTATTTGCCCTTAGGTTTTTTAGCTTTGTTCCTAGCAGAAATAGCTTTTGCCTTAGCTTTTGCGTCCGCTTTAGACGATGCCCCCCAAGCATTAAGCGATAATAACAAACGTGTAGGTTTTCCGTTCTTATCACGTTCTGGTCCGGGCATATTTCCCATACGTGCAAGGAAGGACGCACGACGCGGATTATCCCCCGACTTAACAGGAGCTTTAAGAGTGCCACCTTTATATGACGCACGGCCTTTAGCATTGAGTCACACCCGCAGGGTTCTTTCCTTCTTTGCGTTGCCACGCCGGAGACTTAGCCATTTCATTTACCTTTCTTCTTAGCTAACCGCCATATTGTCAACTAAGTTTGGGTACTTACGACCAGCAGCTTTAGCCCGTGCCTTTGCAGCAGAAACTTGTTTAGGCGTCAACTTTTTCGACTTACCTTTAGGGGCAGGACGCTCCCAAACAGGTTTCTTAGATTTTGCTGGCATTACTCTGCAACCCGGATAGACCCCGTGACTGCGTTGTTTGTTGAAAAGTAAACACCCTTTACAGCACGAAGGCCACCAGCGCAATCTTCAACAGCATAATAAGCACCAGCAGTTGCATTTAGCAGCAATAGTAACTACATCAAGAATGGTGCCAGATGCAGCAGAAGCATTGTCATAAATAGTCACAGTTGCGCCAGAAGCACCAGCACGCAAAGTGTAACCATGATAGGTAGCAGCATTAGCACGAACTACTGCTGAAGAAGTAACGTCGTGTGATGAAACAGCAGAACGACTAGCCATAGATACCTTTCATAAAAGGAAAATTACTTTTCCAGATAAAAATAATTTACGTGATCCAAAGTAATCTCCGAAGGCTTCGGAATCTGCTTTACACCACGCCTGACCGGAACAGCCTCCGCATCAAGAAAGACACGCAAATCAGCCGAACCATCAGCATAAGACTTAATAACTAAAGCTTGAGCAGGGTCACCCATAGCCAAAGTATTATGCCCAATACCAGCAAACTTCAGATCATCAATAATATTGCGATCCAAAATAAAAACAACAAAAGAACCCGGCTTTACTTGAACGACCTTCGAAGCCACCTCAACCGGAGGCGGAACATCTTTCCTCATCATCCAACTCAGCCAACTCATTCTCTAAAGCAATCTGCTCAGCAGCTGCTACAAGACGCTGCATCTCAGCATCAGAAGTCCTCACCACCAAGAATAGGTTCTTCTAAAACAATACCAGCAGGAGGTCTGAGCCTCTAAAGGTTCCTCCACGACTTCAACCTTTTTACGAGGGGGCATCAGTAACCCATACCCCCCCCCATGCCACCGGAAGGACCACGACCCTTGCCGCCGCCATTGCCGCG